GACTGTGACTCTTATTCGCGATTCTTTTGAGAAGTCACCAGTACCTCCGCCTGGGGGCAGCACAACTTTCTCTCTCCAAAGGTGGGACGAGCAACGCGACCGCGGAATCGTGCCCACCTTCCACAGCGGCCAGGTCGGCAGCACCCGAGACCGCGTCGCCTTCCTCAAAGGTGCCGAACTGTACGGCCTACGCTTCGACGCCGACGCCGCCCTCGATGCGCCCATGGTCATCAAGCCGCAGCAGTTGACTATCGTCGACACCCTCGCCAGTGGGCACGACGCCCACGTGGTCGAGATCCCTCGGCGAGGCAGTAAGACCACGACCATCTTGTGCCTGCTGCTGGGAAGGTGCGCCACCATCCCCGGCTACCAGGTCACCTTCTCCGCACAGTCAGGGGTGGCAGGGAGCAGGCGGCTCCGCGAGTGGAAGACACGCCTTGACCTGGTCAACCCACCCGACGACGGCGACCTGCCGCCCTGGATGCGCGGTCGCCGCACCCCGGCAGTGTCTCGGCATATGGCCCTCTTTGGTGAGGACCTCATCAACCCAGGCAACGGCGAACCAACAGCCGGCCGTCGAGGGTTCCGCGTGCTCATGGGCGAGGTGGGCAAGGGCATCTACTTCGACAACGGCAGCCAGTTTCTCGTACTCAAGCCTGACGCCTCAGCCGTACGAGGCGAGGCAGCCGACTGCACTTGGCTGGACGAGACGCAGGAGATCGACCCCGACGACGGCGACGAGCTCCTGGCCGGCCTGCTCCCGCTCATGGACACCAAGCCCGGCGCACACATGATACTCAGCGGCACCGCCGGCGAGGCCCGCGTCGGCCCCTTCTGGCAGTACGTCAACCGACTCCGCGAAGGCGACCCCGACGTCGGCGGCCTCGACTACGCCGCAGCCGAGGACACCAGCTGGGACCTCCTCGAAGACGAAGACACCGCCATGGAGCTCCTGCAGTCTGTGCACCCCGGCATCGGCACGCTGACGACGCTGGAGAAGATGCGCAAGAACTGGCGAGGCATGGCACGCCCCCAGTGGGCGCGCGAATACCTGAGCCTCTGGCCTGAGACGTACGGCACCCGCGTCATCGACGACGCCCTCTGGGCCTCCTGCGGTCGCGCAAGCAAGCCCCCCTACCCCGCCAAGATGGCGTTCGGTCTGTCCATCAAGCCCGGCGGCTCGAGCGCCGCCATCGCCGCCGCCTGGCGCAACCCCAAAGGCGTCGCCTACGTCGAGATAGTCGAGCATCGCAGCGGCACCGCCTGGCTACCCGACCGCCTGCAGGAGCTCACCACCAAGTACCGGGGGGCCACCATCGCCTACGACAACATCGCCGAAGGGGCCGCGACCGCCACCGAGTCGGAGCTGCTCACCCCGCGCCCGAAGCTTCGAGTGCAGACCTACCGGGAGACCGCCGCCGGGTGCGTGCAGTTCATGCGCGACCTGGAACGCGGCACCCTCCGACACTCGCACCAAAACGGGTTCGACCGTGCCGTCGAGGGAGCCGGCCGACGTGAGACACGCGGCGACCAAGGGGTGTGGCTGTGGACGCCGGCAGAGCTTGGCACCGACATCAGCCCCCTCGACGCCGCCACCCGTGCGCTGCGCAACTGGGACCAACACCACGCCCGCCGCCCCACCACCAGCCGCGGCCCGATCATGGGGGACTAACCGCCATGCCCACCAAGTTTGACCGGTCCAAAGAATCAGGCACGCTGGTGACCTGCACAGACTGCCCCTACTGGTTCGCCTTCCAGTGGACCGAGAAGGCAGCACAAGACTCCGCCTGCTCGCACGAGGAGCGCGTGCATCCCGGCCGTACCGAAGCCTCCAGCCGCCGCGCCAAGCACGACAGCAGGGCGCGACACGCCGCCCGATTCTCCCATCGGCAGTAGCGCGGTCGAGTATCTGACTTGTGGGCATCCTTGACTTGTTTCGCGGCACGTACGGCCAGGTACGGCCGACGAGCTTCGCCACCCCCCACCAGTCGAGCACCACCCTGCAAAGCATCGACCCGATGGTCGTTGCCGACTGGCTCGGCCCCGAACTCGCAGCCCAACTGCCGCTAGATCGGGCACAAGCTATGAGCGTCCCCGTGGTCGCCAAGGCCCGGCATCTTCTCGTGTCAGCCATCAGCCGGCTACCGCTGGCCGTGCTCGAAGGGGACACTGTTCTCGGTGAGCCGGCGTGGATGCACGCCACCGCCCAAGACAACCCCACCACCCCCTACGACCGGATGGCGTGGACCGTCGACGACATCATCTTCTACGGCCAAGCCCTCTGGTATGTCAGCCGTGGCGACAGTGTCGACGGCCCCATCCAAACGGCGGAGTTCGTGCCGGCCTCGCTGTGGTCGATCAACGCAAACGCTGAGATCGTCGTGCACGGTCAGGTCTTACGGCCCGAAGAATACCTACTGTTCAACGGCCCACACGAGGGCCTGCTGGCCCTGGCCACCCGCACGCTTCGCGGTGCCATCGACACCGAGAACGCCTGGGTGGGGCGTATGCGTAACCCCATCCCGCTCATCGACTTACACCGCACCGACGACGGCGACCTCACCGACGAGGAAGTGCGCGCCCACGTCAAAGCCTGGTCCGCTGCTCGACGCTCCATCGACGGCGGCATCGGCTCAACCCCGCAGGGCATAGAGCTACGAGTGCACGGCACCGTCAACACCGACATCTTCCTCGAAGGCCGAAACGCCCTGCGCACCGACATCGCCAGCTTCTTGAACCTGCGAGCCTCCATGCTCGACGGCACCAGCGGCACCGACTCCCTCACCTACACCACGCGCGAAGGCGAACGAAACCTGTTCTACGAGCTCGACCTGCCCTACTGGACAGACCCCATCCAGGCCCGCCTCAGCATGAACGACGTAACCCCGGTCGGCCAGCGCATCCGCTTCGACCGTACAGACATCATCAACCAGCCCACGCCCACCGGCCGCCCCGTAGAGGACTAACCCCATGACCATCATCCAGATCGACGCCGGCACCCTCGAAGCATCCGAGACTGACCGCACCGTCACCGGGCTCCTGGTGCCCTACGGCGAGGAGTGCGCGTCAAACCTGGGCAAGTTTAGCGTGGACCCTGGCGTGCTGAAGGTGCCGGCCGACCTGTCAGGGATGAGCCTGAACGTGGAACACAAGCGCGAGCACGTCATCGGCCAGCCCACCGCCATGCGCGAAACCGAGAAGGGCATCGTCGCCACCTTCTCCATCGCCCGCACACCCGAAGGCGACCAAGCCCTCGCCGACATCAAGGCAGGCTCACGCCGATCGCTCAGCGTCGAAGCCGCCGACATGATCCTGCAGGCCGGGCGCGCCATCAGCGGCCGCATCTTCGCAGCCTCTCTAGTCGCCAAGCCTGCCTTCCCCAGCGCGACGCTGCTGGCTTCAGCACCGGACACGCTGACCGCCGAAGAGGTCGCCGCAACCATCGACGAAGCCCTGTACGTCGACGAGAACGGCGTCACCTGGCGCCGCGTCGAGGAAAGCACCACCGAGCTAGAGATCGAAGAAGACGGCACCACAACCACCACGACGACGACCGTCGTCGAGGAAGCACCCCAGGACGAGAACACCTCGCCCGACACAACAGAGGAGACGGCCACCGTGGTCACTGCTAACACCCTGGCCGCGAAGCTGGCCACCACCGAAACAATCACCACGCAGGAGCGCCCCACGCTGCTCGCCGCCCAGGTGTTCCAGCTGGTCGCCGAAGCACGCACCGGCTCACGCGACGCAGAGGACAGCCTCTACGCCGCCCTGGCCGACATCAAGATCAGCGGCACCGGAGCACTGCCCGCTGCTGGCGTGCTCCGACCCAACTGGATCGGCCCCATGTGGCAGGGTCGCGCCTACCAGCGCAAATACATCAGCCTCGGCACACTCGGCACTGACATCAGCGCCGCAGGCAAGTCAGGATTCAAGTTCTTCCGCGGCACCGCAGCGGCACCGGTCGCCTCTCTAGGTGGTAACTGGGCAGGCAACAAGGCGGCAATCCCCAGCGGAAACGGGTTCACCACCCTCCACACCTCGACCCTGGACCGGTTCGCTTTCGGTGTCGACATCAGCCGCGAGTTCTTCGACCTCAGCGGGGGTGCTGAAGTCATCGAGGCAATGCTGCGAGCCATCGTCGAGGACTACGCGAAGTGGTCAGACCAGACAGCACTCGGCAAAATCATCGCCCTGGCCGGCACGCCAATCGCGCCCCAGGCAGGCTCAGGGGCTCTCCCCGTGTCGCTGGAAATGTTGCTCCAGGGCATCGAAGAAGTAGAGGACAAGGACGACACCCCAACCTTCGCACTCGTCAACCGGACCGCGTACCGCGAGCTCATCCGCACGCCGAAGGACAAGGTGCCCGAGTTCGTGACCTTCGACTTCAGCACCGAAGGCACCGGAACGGCAGACGGCACCGTCGTCATCCGCAAGGCACCAGACGCAAGCTTCACCAGCATCGCGGCCAACGCGCCGGCCGTCTTGGTGGGCTCCCGCAGCGGCATCGAGTTCGACGAAACCGCCGGCAGCCCGATCACCGTGGACGCTATCGAGCTGTCGAAGGGTGGAGTCGACCGCGCAGTTCACGGCTACCTGCAGACCTTCGAACAGCGCGCCGAGTCGTTCGCGCTCATCGGCACCGCAGCAGTCTAAAACCCACCCACCACGGATAGGCAGGCTTCAGCATGACGTACTGGATAGGGGACATCCCCGCCCTGGACCTCGTGCTGGAGCCTGCCCGCCGTGGCGAACCGATCACACTCACACCCTTCACCGCCGCACAAACACAGATCGAACTGCGCACCTTTGACGGCGTGCTCGTGCCGGCAGTGTTCACTATCACCTTCGACACTGACGACATCGACGACATCGACCGCGTCATCCTTGCCTGGCCTCCTGGCAGCGTGTTCACCATCGCCGGCCTGCACACTCTGAACGTCACCCTTCGCGGCGTCGCCGGCTCCCCGCGCGAACGCCTTGCCCCGGTGTACCTGGTCGTGCAGGCCGACGATGGCTGGCACACCCTCGACACCGCGCGCATCGAATGGCCCGACAGTGACGGCCTATCGGATGTGCAGCTGTTCCAGATTCTGGAGCTTGGCCGGCAGCAGGTCGCCGCGTACGCTCCGAAGCTTGCCCTGAACGCACGCCCGCCGGTGAATTATCGGCACGCGCAACTCATGCAAGCCCGCAACCTTCTGAACGCCGGCCGGGCTGAAGGCGAAGGTGAGGGCGAGTTCGTACTGCGCCCCTTCCCCCTTGACTGGATGGTGCGCCAAACGCTCCGCCCGCACCAGATCATCGGCGTGGTCGCCTAATGCCAACCCTCCCGCCGCTACCGCTAAAGGTCCTCACCGACGGCCTCAAGCCCTACCTGCCCAAAGGGTGGCTCATCGAGGGCTCAGCGCGCCCGGTCGACAACGTGCCCACGACCGTCGTGAAACTGCAGCAGCTGGCAGTGCGCAAACTCACCGCCGCGCCCCTTGGCACGTTAGAGATCGACATGCGCGCCACCATCACCGCCCCCGGCGAGCACACCCAAACGGTGGAGAACAAGCTCGACCGCGACCTGCTGCTGTTCCTCAACGCCCTGAACACTCACCGAGTGAAGTGGGACGAAGCCACCAAGGTCATCGCCGACAGTCGCCTCGGCTACGACATCACCATCACCATCCTCGCCCTAAAGGAGTAAACAGCCATGACACAAGTAGCACTCGCCCTCTCACCGATGACCGAGTTCGAGATCATCCTCGGAGCCGGCACCGACGACTACGCCCGCCACGTCGCCTCCTGTCGCTTCGTGCCCACCGGCGGCACCGAGTCACGGTGGAAAGGCGGCACCCCCACGGCCAAAGTCGCCCACCGTAGCGAGTCGGACTGGTCGTGTGAGATGCGCCTCGCGCAAGACTTCACCGCCACGGGCCTTGCCCGCTACCTGCTGGACAATGAAGGCACAGAGGTGGCGTGCACGTTCACCCCCGTAGCCGGCGGAGTCACCTTCACCGCCACCCTCGTGCTCGCCTGCCCCGAAATCGGTGGCACCATCGACGCCTTCGCCGAGGCCACCGTCACCATGCGCATCACGGTCTTCGGGTCTAAAGAACTGCAGGCCACCCTGCTAGCTCTGAAGACCCTGGACCGTGACACGCGCAAACAGATCAGGAAGCACACGCAAACCATGGCAGCCCCTGAGTGGAAGAAGGCCATGGCCGAGCAAGCCACCACCAGGCTGGAGCACCGCGTGCTGGTCTCCACCGCCCGCGTGCGCGTCTCAGATCAGAACGTGACCTTGACGGCGGCAACCGTAGGCCGCGCCCTCTCAGGTGGCCTCTCGATCAAAGACCAGTGGCACGCCGTGGAGTACGGAGCGGCCGACACTGAGGTCACCTATCAGGCACGCAACCGGCAAGGCACCACCTACAACGTCACCCGCAACACCCGAGCGCAGCTGAAGGTACGCAAGAAAGCCGGCTACGTCGCCGGCCCCGCAGCCGCCGCCATCATCCCCCGCATCGCCGCCCTCTGGGCACAGACCACCGCCCGCACCATCTACGACAAACTCGAAGGGAGAGGCTAACCATGGCTAAAGGGTTCTCGATCTCCATCGCCTCCGAGACCAAAGAGTTCGCCAGCGGAGTCAAGCGCGGCATCATCGAGCCTCTAGAGGATGCTGCCGACATTCTGCAGGAGCTCGGCCAGGATGGTGGGCGCGACTTTGACAAGCTCGAGAAGTCCATGCGCGACGCGCAAGAAGAAACCGACGACACCCGCAAAGCCTTCGAAGACCTGCAGCGGGAAATACGAGAGACCGGCAAGAAGTCCCGCAGCGACTTTGCAAAACCCGTCAAAGAGTCCACCGACAAAGTCAGCGAGAACCTGCGAGAGGTGGGCTCTGAAGCCAAAGCCAACGCGGCCGAAATGTTCTCAAGCTTCGACGGGTCCTTCGAGTCCATCGCCGACGCAGCCCAGGGCACCCTCGGCGGCCTCGTGGGCGGACTTGGTGGTATCGGTGGTGTGGCAGTTGCCGCCGCAGGAGCGGCCGGGCTGGGCCTGATCGCAGCGGAGCTCACGAAGCAGAAGGACCTCGCCGACGAGCTGAAGGAGGGCCTCGCCTCGGCCTACCGAGAGGCCGCAGCTGAGGGGCGCGACTACTTGACCGAAGCGCAAATCATCGCTCAGGCCAACGACATCATCTTCAACCCCGACCTGTTCAAGAAACAAGCGCAGAACGCCAGAGTTCTTGGCCTCGACGTCGCAACGGTTATACGCGCGCAGGCCGGCGACATCGCCGCCCTCGCCGTCGTCAGCGCAGTTTCAACCGCCGCGGAAGAAAAACGTCTCGAAGTTATCGCGAGTTATGACGGATCGCCAGCGCAGAAGGCGCAGCTTATTCAGCTAGGGCTGGTCGAAGACGTCGGCCAGCAGTATGGCGAGGTCGGCAAACAGATAGAGAAAAACCGGGAGCTTGCCGGCGTGGCGGCCGCGGTCACCAACGGCATCGAGACCGCCGCCCGCGACCAGATCACCCGCACCCGCAAAGCCGACGAGGACCGCTGGAACGCCCTCGGCGTCAAGTACAGCGAAGCCGCCGCCCGCCCCTCGGTGGAGGTGCGCT